GCTCCAACTATCGTACCCGACACATCTAGGTTTGCATTAACGTCTGCTAGGGTGGCGTTAAGCTCAATCTCGTCTGTTGCGTTAATGTCCAGTATGGCATTTGAAGGAGCATTGATGTATTGACTGGCATCATTAAACTGGATTGCCATTGTAGAGTTAAGTAGCAACCCAGTATCTGCAACATGTGTTAGCGTTACGTCGGTGTCTGCACCAAAGCCAAGAACGGCAGCATCGCTAAGAAGTGTAAGGTCATCCCCTACGGTTGCATCTGCTGACATTGTAACATTGCCAGCTACAGTGAGTGTGCTACTTATTTCTAAGTCAGCAAACACATCCAGTACTGCGGCACCAGAGCCCGCACCGTCCGTATAGACTGCGGCAACCTTACCGTTACCAATCGTAATGTTGGCACCAGAGCCCTGACTAATAATGATGTTTTGAGATCCGCTCGTAGCGTTCTCAATAAACCACAGCTTGTTAACCGTGTTAGGTGCGATAGTGATTGTGCAGGCAGAGTCGAGTGTTCCTGTGTACTTGAGGAAAAGTGCCCGGCCTTCATCAGCCGCACCGTCTGCAATAGTTGTTGTGTGGGTGTCAGCGTTCGTTGTGATCGCTTCTGTCCCAGAACCAAACGCATCAGCAATGAGCTCTAGGTTTGTATTGGTTTTAGTGCCCCACGTGCCTGACTCATCACCTGTCGTGATTTCAAGTAGCCGAAGGTTGTTTACGTATGTGCCCATGCTTGATTCCTGTTGTTATCTCTCTATGACTGCCCAGCTTGGAGTCTGTGAATCACTAACGGATGACCAGCCTGGGGTCTGAGAGTCTGACACTTCTGACCAACCAGGAGTCTGCGAATCTGAGACTTCTGACCAACTAGGGGTCTGTGAGTCGCTGATTGCTGTCCAGTTCGGTGTTTGTGAGTCATCTATAAGTCCCCAGACTTGTGCGCCACTAGTCGATGCTGTTGCCTCTACGCCAGTTACGTCAACCGATACTGGTATAGAAACCGTTACACTTCCTACTGCACCAGTTGCTGATGTGCCCGTAACGCTGACGTTACCATCTGCGGTAACTGCTACTGACCCAACACCACTAGTTGCGGCAAGCCCGGTAGCGGATATTGAGACATCTACAGTAACCGATACCGATCCTAATGCGCTCGTCGCTGACAGTCCTGTGACAGTAACGTTTGCATCACCTGCAACTGTTACAGAGCCAACTGCACTCGTGCCAGCTGCTCCCGTTGCAGTAACATTTGCCGTCCCTGTTACTGTAACGGTTCCTACTGCTCCTGTTGCTGCTATACCCGTAGGAGCAACATTTGCATCTGCTGTTACGGTTACACTTCCTACCGCACCAGTTCCTGCTACACCTGTCTCGGTAACATTGGCATCGCCTGTTACCGTAACAGATCCTACTGCACTCGTACCTGCTACACCTGTTTCTTCAACAGGTATGGGTTCACCCCATGTGCCGGAACCCCAAGTACCCCGGCCCCAGCCTGTTACATTTGCCACTTTAGGCTATGCGAATTATCGCATTACTTGCATCCGCTGCTGGAAAAGCAATCGTAAACGTACCAGCCGTAGCCGTCTTGTCCGCCCCAAAATCTAACACTAACACAGACGTATCTCCGCTAGTGTCTTCATTAAAGATTAATGCACCCCTAGCCGTAAACGTTGCAGTAGACCAGGAGGTATCCGCAAAGTCAGTCAAAGCCGTTGTTCCACTAGTCGATGGATCTACCCGAGTCAGCGTGTTTCCTTTGGCGGTATAGTTTGTACCACTGATTTCATTGCTTGTCGTGTACGCTGTCGTGCTAGCACCCAGTGAAGCACTGCTTGTGTACAAAGCAATCTTAAACGTGTCACCACCCGAGTTGAGAAAGTTGTGCTTTGCTTCCAGCAACTCTTTCTTAAACGAGGTACACATTGCCTGAGATATAGCCATTAAAGTTTCTCCACTGAGTTAGCCAAATCATTATGACCTGCTGACCTAAGCAAGGTAATGACCTTTGAGCGATCTTCTTTGATCGCTTCACATATGTAATACTGCACTGCTTTATGTATGTACGACTTAAACGCCTTAGCCTGCTCTGCAATAGCAGGATGAGCGTTGCTACCAACTGATACTATAGTATCTACGGCTCTGTCAGCCCAGTGACTAGGTCCAAGGTTACCATTTGCGCTTGTCGTTACTGTTACACTGCCTACGCCTGAGTCTAAGTCAAACATTAGCTAGGCACCACTCTTATTGTACCGTCGCGATACTCGTCCCCAGTCATTCTACCCTCTGCTTGAATCTTCAAGCCTGCTAGGGCATCGTCGTATCTCTGTTGGTACATCTGAATCATGTCTGGCTCACCTTTCATGTACACATAAGCCTCGACCAACGAGCCGTACAGCAATACGGTATCCGCGTTTGTACCAAGCCATGAAGTACTATCTGTTACGATAGAATTAGGCTGGTAGTAGTAGTGAAGCTCAGTTGTGTAGTTTGAGTCAGGCGTTGGCCCAATAATAAATGTGTCACTTGCAAAGATGCCGTAATACTTCGGCGTACCTTTTGTTGAAGCATTCGGGTATGTTGATCTTATAAAGTTTGAATCTTTGTTCAGCAAAAAGATCTGATTGCTAGAGCTCGTTATTGACAAAGACAAAGGAAACAAAAAATCCGTTGGCATTGCTAGATATGCGTTACCATCTGTCATGCTTCCTGAAACATTTTTACGGTTTACTGGCAAGTTTACTGCACGATAAATACGCTGTTCTGCTTGCTTTACAAACGTTGGTATAGCTGCTACAAAATCTGTACCTGTGTTGTTTGTATAATCCTTGATAGCAGCCGTGAGCTCAGTATAGTTCATGTTGTTACCGTCACGCTTCCTACCTCGCCATGTGCAAGGATATTTCCTGATCCGTTTGCACCACCATTGCCGACAGGGTCAAAGGCAAAAAGCTTTCTGCTTGTGTCTTCAGCAATATCGGGCCTAGGGTCTCGCAAAGCCTCTGGGTCTGTGTAATCGCCAAGTCTACCTAAGAAGTTCTGAGGCTGATCCTGGTCAAGCATGTCGCGTCCAACCATTAGGCCAGTCATTCGACCCGCTCTCACTTGGGGGACCAAGTCCTTCAGTTTGTATCTAAAGCCGGTGCGATCACAGAAACCAAAAGCGTACTTACCTTTTGCGAAACGAGCCACTAGTATCCTCCAGGAATGAAGTGTACTGAGGCGCGATCACGATCTTCCTGTTGTGCTAAGTCCCACTGAAACTCGTATTCAGCCTTAAGCTCACCAGATCGTATAAACGCTTCTGGGTATTTTTGGGACAGTCTAAACGCCAACCCTGATACCAACGCAGGGAGAAACCGTGCGGGTACATCAGGATTAGTTGAGCCCACAGCACCTGTGTCTTCAATTCGCCTAATTCTTTGGTAAGCAAATGTGTACACCTTATCTGGCGTAGGCCATAAATATGCTACTGGAGCAGCTTGCTGTTTATCAATGTAGATGTTAACAGGGCGACCTTCTGTTTTTTTATTCGGAATGGTTGCATATTGTGACACACTAAACCGGGACAAAGGCAGGTCGTTTTGTGACGTACCCGTGCCGTCCCGAATCCAGTGCTCAATCAAGTCAATGGTGTCAGCTGGTAATGTTACGGTAGATGTGCCAGCAACTGTACTAGCCGTGCCTTCTTCTACGCACCAGAAGTTGAGTCCTCGGTTTGCCCACTCAAGACTTAGCAGATTTAGTGACCGTCTTGCTGTCTCGATGTCATAACCTGTTTTTGATTGCAAGCCACACCGCTCAAAAGCTTCTTCAATAACCTCTGCTATTTCTAGGTTAAAGGTTGCTGTTCCAGAGGTAGCCACTATTTACCAACCTTTTTCATTGCCGCTTTATGTGCGGCTGTAAAGGTTGAGCCCGCTTTCATGCGACGGCGCATTTCAGCCATGTGCTTTCTTGTGTGATGCTTTGAGTGTTTCTTCAAAGTATCTTCTTGTCTTTTTGTCAACGCTTTTCTTTTTGTTGACTTTTTCTTAGCAGGCATAGTCAGCTATCCTTGAATTTCTTCAGGCACTGTCTGTCAAACTGAATAACATCGCCAGGTGTTCTAGAACCTTCCTTGATTATACCACCACTTCTCATGCGAGCATAATCCTGCATAGACCCATGTTTAGAAAATGCATTGGTCATGGCCTTTTTTACCATGCCACCACCTGCCATTGAGTCTTTAGCAAACTTTTCTGCTACTTCTGGCTTGTTTGCGTATAAATACCTTCGTTGCTTATCGCTCTTGAAAGGCATTATTCGTAGCTCTTGCCCATCTTCAGCAGAATGGAGTATCGATCTCCACTATCATGCCCTGTGGTCGTAAACATAAGGTCGCCAGTTTTTCCGCCACCTGCGTTGTTTGTCAGGGGGCCACAAGACCTAAAGTCAAAAAACCCATATCCACTAAGCGTCCAGCACACAACATCAGTGCTGGCATCCCAGATAAGGTCTACGGTCATACCGTTGAGCTCGTAATACACTTGTTGAATTGACACTCCAGTGCATTCGGCATCTGAGCCCGACTGAGCCTGTAGTGCGGAAACGTCCACCTTCTTGACGGCGGCTTCGCCTGTCCCATCAGAAATGTTGGTGAACTTCATAACGACAGATTTGTCGCCATCTTGCAGAGTCTGCGAGGTTACTGCGTCGGCCATTTAAATCTCCTTATGGGAACAAGGGTTCCACCCTACCCATAGCAGAAGATCTGGTCACCCACCCGAATAGATGGGTGACCCTATCTTGTTAATTACGACTGATCTGTAAACGCAGGTGCGTCTGCGCCTTCAGTGTTACCCCAAATAATCCAGTTTGTAGAATCCTTTGCCACGATGTTGATCTCCATAAGACCAAAATCTGTGAGGGTTAGGATTGAGTTGGAGTTGCCATCTGCGTACACAGACACGTTGTCCGCATTAGAATCCAAGTGAATTACGCCACCAATAAAGAAGTTAGCATCAGCACCAGTGTCGATAATCAAGTTCTCAGTTTCTTCTGCCGCTCCACCGTAAATGAACTTAAACGCCACGCCCTCAGAGGGGCTGGGAAGCGTCAGTGTGCGGTTACCCGTAAGGGCTGGAACTACAACAACCCTGCCGCCGTGAGTGGCTGCAGTTAGCGTAGTGTCCGCATCGGACAAGGTTACAGGTGCAACCTGCATCCCTGAACCATCATAGGTAAACGAAGTGGTAAACGCGCCTGTGGTAGCGTTCTTAGAAACTACCTTAAATCCGTTTTCGGATCGTACTGCGCCACTAAAAGTAGTGTTAGCCATTACATTCTCCTGTCTTGGCTAGTGTCTGCCGTTTCCGACAGTCAGGAAAAAAGAAGACTGGGGGCGGAAGCAACGTATCGCTCCCACCCCCAACCTAACTTACGCTCCGGGTGATCCCCAGATCCCTAGGGGATCGGAAACTCCAAAGCTATACCGCTCGCGAGCCTTGTAGCGAACGTTTCCGGTGTCAAAGTCACCGTCCATGCTCGTCTCAAGTGCAACACGATTGAAGTGCTTCATGCCGTTGGGCACATCCGTCAACAGGAACCATGCGTCCGTATCGGTCAGATAGTGGTTCACAACAGTTCCCCCGGGGACAACACCCATCGAACGCACAGCGTTGATGTCGTTATCAGCAGTTCCGGGGCGGAGGTCCGACTGCATTACCCGTGCAGCAACAAACTGCAAATCGGGCGGAATGACAAGCGTCTGAGGCCGTGCAGCGATCATTAGACCACGCTCGTCCGTCCACTTACCAATCTGAATTACAGCTGCCTCAAGAGAAGTCTCGTTGAGGTCAACAGCTGTGGCTGGGCGGTTTGAGTTCTTACCACCCGAAACGAGTGGGTGACCATCACCACCAGTTACACCGTCACCAGAAGCTGTGAAGAGGTTTACGCCGTCTCCACCCTGGTAAGCGTTGGTAAATCCGTTGTTCAAAGGAACAACAGCCTTAACCTGCTTGGTGTGAGCCATGGCGCGAGCCAAAGCCTTAGTGTAACGAGCCGACAGGGAGTCATAGAGATTGTCCTCCATAGCTTCTTCCGTAATGGCGAAGCCCATGGCGATGGTCTCATGGTTGTAGCGAGCCGTAAAGCTCTCCTGTGCAGCATCGTAAGAGATTGCAGATCCCTCGTCTTTGACGGGGGCTGCGTCGAAGCCCGAAAGCTTCACTTCTTCCTCAAAAGAACGGTCTGAGCTTTCCGTCTCATAGATTGAGGTATGCTCGTCATCATACCGAGCGTACTCCATTCCAAAGAGAGCATTAAGTCCAGGCAAGAGCTCCTTGAGGAGTTGTGCGCGTGAAATAGCCATTAGTCAGTCTCCTTACAAGCCAGTGGCGTTAAGGTACTGGTGATTGGAGGCTGACCCACTCGACGCTGCGTTAAACTTCACAATAACGTCGGGAAAGGCGTCACTTGCAGTTGTACCGACCGGAGCTAGGCTCATTGGTCCGTCAACAAAATCAAGAATACGGAGCGGAAGCGTATTCGTGGTAGCTGGTGTTGAAGCATCCAAGGCGTTCTTGGACTTTCCAATAGCCGTGCTACCAGCAGTTTGAACAACAGATGCGTTTAATCCGCGATCTGTGGTGTTCAGTGCTTCGTCGCCCTGCATTTGAAATACAACAAAAGGGTCGTCGATAACGTAAGCCATCGCATCAGAGGCAACCGTAGACGCAGGCCACTGCGTATTAAAGGTCTTCTGATTCGTTGTGCTTGGCGTATACGAACAACCCACAAAGATTCCGCAAGTTGTTAGCGCGGTGGTGCCAGTGTCTTTTTCAATGTCACCGTCCGCAACACACTTTACGAAATCGCCATTAAAGATGGCGGTTCCATACCCACTAGCAATCGGCAGTTGCCGAACCTTGGCTGTCCATGAGCCAGAGGCGCTTAGGGTACCGATTGGCCGCGCACCATATGGTGTCGCTGATGTAGCCATTTCGTATTCCTAAATTAAAAATTGTTTATTGCAGCTTTAGCTTTTGCCAAACGCCACACGAGTTTTTCTGTCAGGCGCGAGAACAGGCATCCTTGGATCGTTCTCCCGCATATAATTGTTGTCAACAGCCTGCATCTGAGCGTCAGCATGTCGCTGGTAATAATCACGCCTTTGTTCCACAATCTCTTGTGGAGCCTTGCAGAGCAATAGTCCGCCGACTTCAATGTGCCCTTTGCTTCCCCATTCGGACTTGTGGTCACTTTGGATTTGAAGCTCTGGATGGTCTTCAGCTCTGACAGGGGCCCAACCTTCCCTAAACCTTTTGGAAACATTGGTATTGTCAGCAGATCCAACCATTGATGTTCTAATCCACCTAAAGACCCACCCGTCCTGGGGGTCAGGGTCGGGCAGAATTGAGGCAGGCTCCCACATCATTGGACGAGTTTCGTTTTCACGACTGTCCAGTGATCTTGGTTCCCGTGATGCGCGTTCTTCAGCCATTTC